CCTATTAACTTTTTTAAAAAATAAAAAATTAAATTTTAAAAATGAAAATAGTCAATAGGATTTTTAGGATTTTTAGGACAAAAATAGGACAAAGTTGCAAAACTAAGAAAAGGAGTAAAAATGCGAAGAGGCGGCATCGACTGTATTGTTTGTATGTTTGGAGCACCGTATCCTGAGTGCTGCATGAAAGATTGTGGCACAAAAGAGGAATGTAAAAAATGCACATGGCCTGATAGGGCTAACAAAGTAAAAGAAAAGGAGAACCAAGAAGATGGCAAAGAAAAGAAGATGGATTGAACCGAGAACATTCAAGCTTAGAAAGAGAGATTTATATTTCCGCAACTTCCGGGGTATCAACAAGTTCAACCCGAAAGATCACAGAATCACATTAGGCATCAAGCTTCCGGAAGATGTTGCTGAGCAGATGACTGAAGAAGGCTGGTATGTACGCTGGACCAAAGTTAGAGACGATGCACCTGAAGATATTCATCCGATCCCATGGCTGCAGGTAACTGTCAATATGGACAGTCAGAGACCTCCTCAGATAAATATGATTGTTGGCAAGACTGTAACAGAACTTACCAAGGAGACTATCGGGACTCTCGATGCCGTGGCCATCGATCACATGTCGGTTAAGGTTCGTGCTTATGATTGGGATGAATCTGACAAATATGGAGCAGCTGCATACTGTGTTGGTATGAATGTTTTCTGTGATGAGGATGAGCTTGAATCAGAACTTCGTGAGTACATGGAAGAAGAGGACGATGAGGAGGAGCCCTTTGATTGATTGAGCTATATCCGCACCAGCAAGAAGCTCTTAAGAAGATGCATGATTGCTGCATATTGTGTGGTGAAGTTGGGTCAGGCAAGAGTTTAACCGCTCTTGCCTATTTCTATATTAACTGTGGTGGATCGATTAGACAGAACGGCAAAGGTCGTTTTAGAAAAATGGCCAGACCTATTCCGCTCTATATCATCACCACAGCTAAGAAGAGAGATACTCATGAATGGGATGAAGAATGCGCACGTTTATATTTGACCGATCAGACTAAGGTTGTCATAGATTCTTGGAATAACATAAAGAAGTACGAGAAGGTAAGCGGCGCATTCTTCATATTTGATGAGCAGCGAGTCGTTGGCTATGGTGCTTGGGTTAAGGCTTTCCTTAAGATAACTCGTCGAAACCCATGGATATTACTAAGTGCTACTCCTGGTGATACGTGGACTGACTATATTCCTGTCTTTGTGGCAAATGGGTTCTATAAGAATAAGACTGAATTCTGTGCAATGCATGCAGTATATAGTAGATATTCTAAATACCCTAAAATAGAACGATTCTTAGACGAAGACGTTCTTGAGAAACTTAGAGACAAGATACTAGTTAACATGCCTTGCCAGAAAAAGACAGTTCCGCACCATATTGATATTCACTGCGAGTATGACAAGAAGAAGTATCTTAAGGTGTGGCGTGATCGTTGGGACCCGTATAAGGACGAACCAATACCACAAGTATCACAATTATTCTATTGTATGAGGAGAGTAGTAAATGAAGATGGATCGCGCTTACGTGCCTGCGCCGAGTTGTTGGAAAAACATCAAAGGGCAATTATATTTTACAACTTCAATTACGAGCTTCATGGGCTCACCGCTCTATGTGACAAATTGGGAATTGAAAGGGCAGAATGGAATGGTACGAACCATAACAGCGTACCAACGTCCGAGCGATGGGTTTACCTGGTACAGTACGGAGCTGGTTCGGAAGGGTGGAACTGTATTACTACAGACACCATTATATTCTTCTCCCAAAACTACTCTTATAGAATGATGACTCAGGCTGCTGGTAGAATAGACAGACTCAACACACCATATGTTGATCTATATTACTACCACTTAAAATCGTATGCACCAATTGACCTTGCAATTGCCAAGGCTCTTAAGAATAAAAAGAAGTTTAACGAAAAGGCATATTTCAATAAGCATGGAGCTAACTAATAGTTCTGTGCTTATTTCTTTTTTCGCACGCTTTTCTTCGCTATATATGGAGGAGAGAAGGAATATCTACTCTTTTACTTTTTTAAAGCGCATAGGAGAACCAAAATATGCCAAAACTTGAGAGTCGATTCCAGGCAAAACTTATTAGGGAATTAAAAGACCTATTTCCTGGATGCATGGTATTCAAGATGGATGCTAGCTACATTCAGGGAATTCCAGATCTTCTTATTTTGTATGAAGACCAATGGGCAATGCTCGAAGTTAAAAGATCGGATAACGAATCGCATCAACCTAATCAGGACTACTATGTCGATCTTCTTGACGACATGAGCTTTGCGTCTTTTATATTCCCGGAGAACAAAGAGGAGGTATTACATGATTTGGAACTCACATTTAAAGGACGTTCCAGAAGGAGCACACGCCGCACTAGGCGCTAGTCAACATGCTTGGCTGAATTATGATGATGACAAGATGTATGAAGCATGGAAAAGAAGATATGCCCAGTCTATAGGCACATTAGCTCATAGTTATGCTAAAGACTATATTCAGTGGGGTCAGAAGGCTAAGGCTGGAGACAAAACTGGATTATTTGTACATCTTCTTAGTAATCATATTCCAGCACGAGCGATCAACATCAATGCCTTGTTTGAAACATGGAAACTGTATGTGAATGATTGTGTTCAGAACAGAATGCGTCCAGAACAGGTTCTATATTTCAGTCCTAATTCGTTTGGCACAGCTGACGCCATTTCATTTAAGAATGACACACTTAAAGTGTTCGATTTGAAAACTGGCGACAGAGATGCGTCTATGGATCAGTTGTACATCTATGCAGCTCTGTTCTGTTTAGAGTATGACTATGCGCCTGGAAAGATTGATATTCTCACAAGGATCTATCAGAAAGGCGATTACTTTGAAGAACATCCAACTGCAGAGGATATTCTTCCTATCATGGACACAATCAAGACATTCGACAAACTGATTGAGGAATACAAGGAGGAGAGCCGCTATGAGATTTAAGAATGAAAAAGGAAACGGTAAGTATTTAAAACATTACGGTATGCCTAGACGTAGCGGACGATATCCTTGGGGTTCAGGTAAGAAGCCACAAAGAAATAAGAATATTTACAACGTTTACAGACAGCTCCATAAAGAAGGCTTTTCAGATAATGAGATTGCTGCACAATGGGATATATCTGTAAACCGACTCAAAGCCATTAAGTCAATTGGTCGTGATGAGGAACGTAGACTCAAGGTCGAACGTGCAGAGAAGCTCAAAGCCAAAGGATATTCTAATATGGAAATCGGAAGGCGAATGGGCATTAGAGAATCTTCTGTTCGTTCACTTCTTGATGAATCAAGAAAAGAAAGAACCAATAAGACCAGAGATACTGCAAATATAGTTAAGGCATTTGTTGATGAACACAAATATGTAGATATCGGTAAAGGCACTGAGATCGCTCTCGATATTAAGCCTTCTCGTATGCAGTCGGTTATTGAGCAGCTTAGAGCTGAAGGATATTCTACACATAGTGTGTTCATGAATCAGATGGGCACTAACTATCAGACAGAAATCAAATGTTTGGTTGCTCCTGGTGTTTCTAAGAAAGAACTCTTCGACCACAAATTTGATATTGTACCGGTTTCTGATGTTATTGAGGACACCAATGGTTTGAAAATACCAAAAGCGGAACCGATCAATAATGTAGATTCTTCTAGAGTCTCTGTAAGATATGCAGAAGACGGTGGTATTGACAAAGATGGTCTTATTGAGATTCGTCGAGGTTGCGAAGATTTGAATCTTGGTCAGGCTTCCTATGCTCAGGTTCGTATTGGTATTGATGGAACTCATTACGCCAAAGGTATGTGTGTGTATGGCGATGATAAAGACTTCCCACCAGGCTGTGATATTATCGTTAACTCAAACAAGAAAACCGGAACACCACTTCTTGGAGAGCGAAACGATGGATCTGTTCTCAAACTTCAGAAAGAAGACCCAAATAACCCATTTGGTGCTTCAATCAAAGAAGAAGACAAGCTGAAAATGGTTCAGAGATACTATGTCGATTCAGAAACTGGAGAAAAGAAGGTTTCGGCTCTAAACATAGTCAATGAGGAAGGCAATTGGTCCGATTGGAAAAAATCGCTTTCTTCTCAGTTCTTGTCTAAACAGAGAGTTCAGCTCGCTAAGGAACAGCTCGATCAGAAATATGCAGCTTCAAAAGATGAGTTTGATGAAATATGCAAACTTACGAATCCTACTCTTAAGAGGGTTCTTCTTGAGAAGTTTGCTGATGGTTGTGATGCAGCAGCTGTAGATCTTAAAGGTGCAGCACTTCCTGGACAGGCTTCACATGTTCTTATTCCTTGCCCATCGCTTAAACCAAATGAAATATATGCTCCTAACTATGAGAATGGCACGAATGTTGTTCTCATACGATATCCTCATGCTTCTGTCACTGAAATTCCACAATTAGTAGTAAATAATAACAACAAAGAAGCCAGAAAAATGCTTGGTCTCCATCCTACTGATGCAGTTGCCATAAATCCATCAGCAGCTCAGCAGATGTCAGGTGCGGATTTCGATGGCGATTCTGCTCTTGTTATTCCTGCTAATAATGTTGGTGGAAAAGTAAGAATTAAGACTGGTAAACAGTTTGAAGCTCTCAAGGATTTCGATCCTGGAATATACAAACTTGAACGTGATGAAAATGGCGAACTCGTACATCCTGAGAAACTCATGTCTGAGCGTATGAAACAGAAACAAATGGGTGTTGTTTCTAATCTTATTACAGATATGACTCTTAAGGGTGCCGACGAAGATCATATGGTTCGTGCTATTAAGCATTCAATGGTTGTTATCGATGCAGTCAAGCATGAATATGATTGGAAAAAATCAGAACAGGATAACGATATCGATGAGCTTAAGCGCCTGTATCAGAAACGTATCGATCCTGAAACTGGTGAGGAAAAATATGGCGGTGCAGGAACTATTGTATCCAGAGCCAAGAGCAAATATGAAGTTCCTGAGCGCAAGGCCATTACTGGTATTGCTCCATATCGTATCGATGAGGACGGTAAGGAAGTAGGTAATACTGATCCTGAGACAGGTAAGATCATCAATAGAAATACTGGTGACTCTTACATGTACATCTCAGAAAAGACCAGTACTGGTAAGACTAAGAAGCTCACAGTATTTACTGACTACAAGACAGGTGAGCAGTACACTGTAGACCCTGCTACTAAGGAGAGGAAGTATAGATCTCCTGAAGAGGTGGAGGCTAAGGCTAAGATCAAAGGCAGGACTCAGTGGACTACAAAAATGGCGGAGGCAGAGGATGCATACACGCTTACCTCTGGGGGGTCTAAGGAAAATCCAGGCCACCCTATGGAGGGGGTATATGCTGATTACGCCAACAAACAGAAGGCTCTGGCTAACCTGGCCCGTAAGACTTATCTTGAAACACCACCAATGCGACAAGACAAAGAAGCTCGTCAAAAGTACGACGAAGAATACAAAGACCTCACCAAGCAGCTCCTTGTTGCAAAGAGTAACGCCCCCCGGGAGAGGAGGGCTACTATCCTGGCAAATAAGGAAATAGCTGAACTCAAAGAGAGGGAGCCCGATATCGATAACGAACACCTTAAAAAAGCAAAAGGAAACGCTATAAATCGGGCACGTCTTGCAGTAGGCGCCAAAAAGACCAAGATAGAGATTGATGAAAAGGGTTGGGAGGCCATCCAGGCGGGGTGCTTCTCAGACTCGACTCTGAAAGACATCTTAAATAACACCGATATAGACAAGGTCAGACAGTATGCTATGCCCAGACAGGCTAAAAATACTGTTTCTAGTACTAAGAAAGCTAGAATTAAGGCAATGTCTAGTTCATATACAACAAAACAGATTGCAGAAATGCTTGGTGTTTCTACATCAACTGTTTCTGACGTTCTGAATGGCAAAGACAAGTAATTCTCACATTATTATTACCTCCAATAAACGAAAGGATTGTAAGTATTATGCAGAACGCTAAGAACTATTTGTTAACAACAATCGATAATCCTTACAATCCTTTCAAAGATTGGGATTCTTGGTTTGCTTATGACCAACAAAAAGGTTATCGAACATGTCAAATTCTTGATCGATTCTATAAAACAAGCGATACAATTTCAGATTCGCTTGATGAATTTCTTTATTCAGAAGCTTTAGATACAATTTTAGATTTGTTCCCACATTTTTGTGTGGTTTCAGCTGAAATGGAAATAAAACCTGTTTCAATTGATGATGTTGAAGCAGTTTTAGGTATCAAAAGCGAGAATATAACTGTGGAGGACGACGAAGACACCCCGGAGGGGGTCTAAAATTCTATACCCCCCTTTTGCATCGCCGGCCTCTTTATATTTTCTCCGGGGGGACTTTTTTGGAGCACTTTTAGGGGCGCTGATCGGATTACCTCCTTTCTTTATGACAACGATTGTTGAGTGGTTTCTGGTTCTCCTCCTACAATAGTGCGTGTTGCTCATTCTGTTAACGATCAGCGCCTGTAAAAGTGTTCCAAAAGTAAAGAAAAGGATATTTAATCATGCCGAAAAGAGAACCAAAACCACTTAAGAGAAGGAGGAAGTCACGTGCAACTACCGCAGAAGAACGTGAGCTTGAGCTAACTAGCCTGGCTTACGACCTTGTAGAGCAGCGATTACGTGACGGGACAGCCACAGCAGCCGAGACAGTTCATTTTTTGAAGCTCGGATCGAGCAGAGAACGACTTGAACGTGAGGCTATGCGGCAAAAAATTGAATACGAGGCAGCAAAGACTGACAATATTGCGTCTCAGCGTACTTCCGAAGAGTTATACAGAGAAGCTCTTGCAGCATTCCGTGTCTACAACGGTGCTAGTGAGGAGGATGACGATGAAGAAGATTAAGTGCTACTCAGAACTCATTGAGCTGCCGACATTCGAAGAACGATTCAACTACCTTTACATCGGAGGACGAGTTGGAGAAGACACCTTTGGCTCAGAACGATACTTGAACCAGTCTTTCTACAAGTCTGACGAATGGAAAAGGTTGCGGAATGACATCATCATTCGTGATGGTGGTTGTGACTTGGGCATCGAAGGACGGGAGATCAAGGTTAAGAGACTGCTTCGTATACACCACATCGACCCCATCACGATGGATGATATTCTCAATCACTCCAGAAAGCTCACAGACCCTGACAATCTAATCACCTGTCTGTGGCAGACCCATCAAGCCATTCATTACACTGGTTGGGACGGGGTGATTAAAGACCCTGTAACCCGACGACCAAACGACACATGCCCATGGAGGTAACTTATGGATGGATGACAGTATTCTTAACTCAGTAAAAGACATGATCGCAGGAGGTGCTATACATGAGCACTTCGACAACGAGCTAATCTTGTGTATTAACTCAACAATCGCCACGCTTCGACAGATAGGTATAGGGCCAGAAGACGGATTTGCCATTAAGGACGATTCAGCTACTTGGAGCGACCTAATCGGCGATTCCAAGATGCTTGAAGCGGTCAAATCATATGTGGCGTATAAGGTTCGGATGATGTTCGATCCGCCAGCAAGCTCTGCAGTATCTGAGGCTATTAAGGAGAACATTAAAGAACTTGAATGGCGTCTGGGCACTACTTATGAAATCGGTGTTTAACACCAGAAAGGAGGTAGTGCTATGAATGGACCTTGGGACATTATTGTAACAATCATTCTCTCAGTCTTTGCATCATCTGGCTTTTGGGCCTATCTGATGAATCGTCAAAATAGAAATTCTGCAGAGAAGCAGCTGATTCTTGGAACTGGCTATTACTGTATCTGCAATCTTGCAGGTCAGTACATCTCTCGTGGATACATAACCAGACAGGAGTATTCAGACTTCATCAAGTATCTTTACGAGCCATATAGAGCTCGTGGCGGCAATGGAACCGCAGAACGATTGAAAAAAGAACTAGATAATTTACCAATAAAGGAGGAGTAAACCAAAATGAGCCAAATTATTATGGATCTGATTGTTGCCCTTACATGTGGAGTGGTCACCTGGGCCATCCAGACTGTAATTAAGCATGTCATTCCTTTTGTTGAGACAAAGCTTAAAGAGAGTCAGTATTCCTGGGCAGCTGACATCATCGCAAACGCAGTAAGAGCATATGAGCAGACAGTTTCCGGCCATGGTATGGGCGAAGATAAGTTCCAGCTCGTTATGGAATTCGTAAATCGAGAACTCAGTAAGCACGGAATCAAACTCAGTGAAGAGCAGATTACAATTCTCATCGAGTCGGCTGTTCAGGCTATGAACGCTGAGAAACTTATCGTTGACGATGTAATTGAAAAGGAGTCTGGAGTTGTTTATCCAGACATTGAAAACATCGTTGCTGTTGATGATCATTCCGATGAAGAGATCAATAAGTTCAGACCCAGACCGAGAGAGAAGCGCGTCACTAATAACAGCAAAGGCGTCACCGTACGTAAGGAGTAACATATGAAAGTTTGCACAACAGAACAGGAGTATCTAGATCAGATTATAGAACCCGTCAGACGTTGCTGCAAACGTTACGGGTACCTTCCGTCTGTTCTCGTTGCACAGTCTTGTCTTGAGAACGGTTATGGAATTCGATCTTACTGGGACAACCCACAGATTGAAGCTCTTATGAAGTATAACAACATGGTTGGCATCAAGAGCGAGCTTCTCAACAAGTCATGGGTTGACTGTGGTCTTTCGGTATGGCCCGGCAGGTCGATTACTAAGCGCACACCAGAAGAATACAATGGACGTATGGTCACTATTACAGATTCTTTCAGAGTCTATGACAACATTGAGCAGTCCTTTGCCGACTTCCTGTGTTTCATGACCTGGGCTAGCAATTACGGTAAGGGTGGAGAACCAAAGTACGGACAGGAAGTTCTCGGTTGCAAAGACCCATCGATACTAATCTCAAAAGTTAGTAAGCTTGGTTATGCTACTGGTTCAACCTACCCGTCTTCGGTTCTTCGAATCATTAAGAAGCACAATCTTACTCAGTATGACAACCTCGATGGTGTGACACCTACGATCTACTATCCGGCAGGAGCTGGTGGAAAGAAGGAAGAAATCAAAATGGCAGTAACAAAACCAGTAATCATTGACAGAGTGACTGTGAACGTTAACGAGGTTCCAGCGCACAATGCCAATTCTCATAAGTATCTCGCAATCCACTATCTCGGTGTAAACGGCGAGAATCCAGACCTCTATGGCGGTGGCTATGGAGGTCATTTTTATGTCTCTAAGACCGGAGTTTGCTATCAGGCAGCTCTGGTTACGGACAAACTTTGGCACGTTGGCGCATCTGCTGGGTTCCATTACATCCATCCGAATGCCAGAAACACCAACACTATCGGAATCGAGTGTGCAACGTACGGCTCGAACGGTAGATGGTATTTCACAGAGGCTACTCAGAAAGCTTGCGCCCATCTGGCTGCGTGGATCATGCAGGAGTACAACATCCCGTTGTCAAA